AAGCTTGATGTAACAGAAAAAATCAAATGTAGTGCCTTACGATCATTTTTTGCCTTGTAACATCATGATTGTTATGGTTTTTTAAAATATGATGTTAAAGATGGGCCAAGTGAGTTGCTTTAGTCCCGCATCCACAAGCGCAGCGCCTCCTGCTTTGCGGCCTGACAGTCTGTATGTGGCGCTGATGGTCGGTTGCTGAACCGTATTGTCCCCAGCTCATGTTCTTTACCATGCGCCTCCTTCATTTCTTGATTTACCCGCGCCCTGATAAGCCATGCCGCCACTGCGGGTGGTGGCCGCCATCCATAGCATGTGCAGCGCATCCGGGCCGTCGTCGTGGTCAGCCTTGGGGAAATGGCGCAACTGGTCGATCAGCGTGGCTTGCGAGGGATGCAGCCGGATCAGGCCGTTGGCCATGTGCGGTTGCAGGGTTTCGATTCTCAACAGCTTGTCGCTGCTGGGCGCAATCGCGCGGGCGGGCACCGGTATGCCCCGTTGAGCCGAGCGCTTGACGAGCTCGGTGCGCAGGAATTCCTGGAACTGGATTGTTTCCACTACCCACAGCACGCAGTGGTATTGTTTTTGCAGCTCGATGACGTCTTCGATGATACGGTCGGGCAGGCGCTTTTTGATGAGCGCTTCCACTACGTCCAGAATACCCGTTGCCCGGTTGAAGCCGCCCACCAGCAAAGCGGAAGGATCACGGCTTGCGCCATGCTTGCCCAGGCTGGGGTCGCATGCGCCAAAGAAGCGCCATTCCGCCAGACGGTTCACCCAGAACTGGATGCAGTTGGCAAAGGGCGCATCGTCGCCGGATACCGGGTCGTTCTGCTGCTCACTGTCGAAGGCCGGGCGGCCGTCGCGGGCGCGTTTGACCATGAGTTTGTACAGCGGCTGGGCGGCTGGCCAGGCAACGATGCTGCCTGCGTCCATCTCGGCTTTGCGCTCGGTGTAGAAATTTAACGCTGCTTCCTCGCCTTGATTCAGCAATCGTTCTTCCCATTTGTCCCACAAGTCCATGCGGTGCGGCCATTCGATGACCGCACGGAATTTGCGCGACTTCCACAGCGGGTTCTTGATCAGCCTTGCCAGCACCGAGTCATAGTGCAGGATGGTGCCGATAATCACCACGTCCATGCTGTCATCCGCAGGCCCGAGCGAAAGTACGGTCTTTTTGAGCCACGATTCCAGCTTGTCGCGCTGCTCAGGGCTTCTGACGTTTTCATCGTTTTCCAGATCATCGCCGATTACCAGATCGGGCCGGTGCGGGCCATGCCGCAATCCACGCATGCGCTTGCCCGAGCCGAATACTTGCACCTTGGCATCGTTGGCCGTGACAATGGTGCCAACCTGCCACACGCGCCCCTGGCCGGTGGCCTGCGGGTAATCCATGATCAAACGCGGGTTGAACTGCAGCTCGGCCTTGATCGCTTCCAGCATGGGCAGCGCCTGGTCAAGTGCATCCATGACGATCACCGGGTAGTGTTTACGTCCGGTGACGATGCACCAGATGACGAAGATTTGCGTGACCAGCGTGGACTTGGCATTGCCGCGCGGCGCGGCGATGGCGTCATGATCACCGATGCCGTTATCGACGATCTCTTTCAGGCGCTCATAAAGGAAGTCATGCAGATTGGCGTTCGGGTGCTTGATGTAGTGCGGAAAATAAGTGCGTGCGAAGTATTCCAGATCCTGCTGGGCGCGTTCCTGCCGGGCTTTTCTGGCGGTGCTGTCTGGGGCGAAGCCGTCTACATTGGCCTCGATCTGGCGGCGGAATTCACTGGCTAACTGCGTCAGCTCCTGCAGGAAGGCTTTCTGGGTGGTTTTAGCCATGGTCTATCCGTACCGCTTGCCTATGCTTTCGCCAAACGGCAACAGCACTTCTTCCATCGCTACCGCATGCTGCGGGTAGTGCGTCTGGATAAACTGCACCAGGTCGCGCAGCATGCTGGCGGCAAAGCTCAGTTTGTCGAGCTTCGGATTGCCCTTGGTGACGGCGTTCATGGTTTTGGCGTAGGCGTCCGAGATGCGCGACAGCACTTCGGCCTTATCAAGTGGCTTGATGTCCTGACTGTTTTTGACGTCTTCCATGGTGCTTTGAAACAACAGCATGAAATCTTCCAGCACGGCAGCGGTGACCGCTTCCGCGCCTTGGCCTGATAGCCTGGCGGCTGCGCGGGCGCGGTCCCAGTTATCGCCTGCTTCTTTAGCTTCTTTTTTCCAACGCGTGATGGTGCTGCGCGGCATGTTAAACCGATTAGAAATAGCTTCAAGATTTAACGCCTCATAAACATAAGCAGACCTAACTGCAGATATGGTTTCTAGGGAGTGGGCCATAAATTATTTTGTTACTTCTCCAACTCCTTTTCCCAAAAAAGCCTGCCTTTTAATTCCTTTAATTCATATTCAAGATGGATTTGGTTATCAATCATTTCTGATATCTTTTTTTGTTTTTTTACCAATGCATACATTCTCTTTTCTTCTTTTTTCAGTGGCTCCAGTAGCTTGGCTATCGTTGCGTAATCGTCCCGGTGTTTCTCGATTATTTGGGCACTCTCTCTGCCTATCTCGAAAATTCGAGATATAGGATCTGCGTCGATTATGGCTTTCAGCCGTTCCAGGCGCTTTTCCAGTTTTGCAATTTCTGTTTTAAGGGCTCTGGTTACGGCACTCATGATTTATTTTTATAACCCGATCAGGGATTTGCCTTTTTCGATCATGAGGGCCACACCCACCGATACCAGACCGCCGCTGATCGCGCCGTTGATGGCTGATTTGGTCTCGACTTTGCGCAGACGGTTGTCCATTTTATCCAGCCGTTCATTGGTCTCGATCTGGTTGCTGATCATGAGATCGAGTTTGCCTTTGATTTCCCCGAGCAGGAGTGTGTGTTCATCAGTCATGGTCATAAGCCTCTTTTTATGGTTAATTCATGTTCTTGCTGGCAATCAATGCAGCGGGTAACGCCCTTGATTTCCCGCCGGGCCAGCGGGATTTCCTCGGCGCAATCCTTGCAGTGGCTGAGCCCGGGCGCTTGCGCTTCTGGCCGGATGGCGCGCCGTTGCGTTGCCTCATACTCGGCCAGCTCGATGGCTTGCGCTAATTCGTCTTCGTTCATTTACCGGTCTTCTCCGGGGGAGGGGTGGCCCATTCTGAGAGCGCCTTGTGTTTCGCCTGGCATTCGTAATAAAGCGCCGAGCGCTCCAGGCTGTTGCGCAGCAGGGTCGCCAGCCGACCGTCTCGTGCTTCCGGTAAATCCGGACAAAGGGAGGTTAATGAGGCCGGTGGCTGGCGGGTTGGGGACACTTGCAGCGGGCTTGGCGTTGTAGAGGCGCAGGCCGTCAGCATCGAGGCCGCAACTGCCATAATCAGTGTTTTTATCAATGTTCGCATCGGCTTGTTCCTTGACTTTGATATAGACGGTGCGCACTTTTTCGCGTGCGGCTTCAAATTCCCGGGTGGTTTGCAGCTCGGCTTTGGCCTGCTCGATGGCTTTCGTCCGCGCTTCTTTGATGGCTGCATCGAAGGCGGATGCATGATCATCCAGGCAGCCGTTCTTGCCAGCTTTATACCCCTGGTTATAACCGACTCCCAGCAGACTGGCTGCACCCAGCAATACGCCCAACCAGAACCAGGGTGAAAACAACATGGTCATTTAGGCAACGCCCCTTCGCGCTTGTCCTGCATACACAATTCATACTCCTGCTGGCGGCGCTTCTTCAGCCCAGCCAGCACACGCCCACGCGCTTTATTCCAGCGCAGGATCTCGGTGCAGGCTCCCGCATAATCAGGCGGAGTCTGTTTTAATTTTTTAACCAGGGTGGATTTGCAGAATGCGCCTGCGCCGATGTTGTAGGCGAGGCTGACGAAGGCATCTCCCTCGTGCTGGTATACCGGCACATCGCCAATGCAGTTGGATATCTGTGCAGTGATCACGCTGGCGTCACGGTAAAGCCATCCCAGCGCCCGCTCAGGGGTGATGCGGTCGCCTGCCTTGACGCCTTCCGTGGTGCCAAAACCGATGGTCTGCACGCCCACGCCATCATCATAGGCGTGCTCGCGGTAGCCCTCAGACCAGGCAATCGTTACCAGTGCGGCGGCGGACAGGCTAATCAGGGCATTGCGTTTATTCAGCATCCGCAATCCCCGATTCGTCCAGGAGATGTGCGCTCAATGGGCGCATGTCGTTTTTCACCCAATCCGATACGGAAAACCCGGGGCAAGGGGTGCCAGCTCCCGGCAGGTCGCGATGCCCCAGCACGCGCACCGGCGCTTTGTCTGCCTGCATGAGCATCACGTGCTCTTGCAGTCCAAGCACGTTTTGCCGCAGGCTAAGCCATTGCGCTGCCGTGAATTGATTTGTTCCGATCAGGCAGACGCCCATGGTTTTGCTGTTAAACCCTTCTGCATGGCTGCCTGCTTCATCCAGATCGCGCCCGGTAGCCACCGCGCCATTGGTGTAAATCACGAAGTGATAGCCGATGGAAGTTAATTCGGGATTTTGCCGTTGCCTGAATTCCGCTGAACGCTTAAAGCCGAGCTCGCGATGCCAGACGTCGATATCGATAACATCTATCCACTCGCCGTTAGGCGTGGCAGATGAGTGGATGATGATGCTTTTAATGGGTCGTGTCATGCCGCCATGATGGCAGCGAAACCCGCATGAAATAAGGAGGAAGGGATTCCACCCGTGGATGCCAGGCGGATAGAGCTAACAGACTATGTGGGTTTCAGGGAGTTGTCAAATAGGAGACAGGGAGTGTTTTTGCATATACGCAGTTCCGACATGGTGTATTGCCATGAAAGTCGGAACTGTAAATCATCAAAAAAGCATGGAGATGCCATGAGTATTCCAATAATAATTCTTATCTCTAGCATGATAAATTGCGCCATTCTTGATAGTCTAATTTTTAAATTACTTATGTCTACTGCTTATCGTACTGGTACATACATTGCTTTCCACGCTAACGGTATAAGGGAGCCTACTGAGTCTGATATCAAGTACTACAATCTACTGAAGGCTTGGAATATTCGCGATAATAATAATTTTACATTCGTCGATAGTCACGAAAAGACTTCTGCAATCCAGAGCTCCAGTAATCGAGAAACGATTGAACGGCATCTGAAGCGTCGTCTGCTTCGATCGAAGAACATGATTCTTATCATTGGTCAAACAACTAAGGAAGATACTGATTGGGTTCCAATGGAGATACGATATGCGGTTGATCAATGTGAAATTCCCATCATAGCGGCCTATCCTGGATACAACTCTATCATGGCTCCAGCTCAGCTGTCCCAATTGTGGCCTCAGGCATTATCTGTCCGCATTCGCGATGGTAAGGCCCGAGTCATCCACATTCCATTCCGTAAGGAACCATTGATTGATGCTGTTAGTCGATTTACCCACAATAACTATCCTTTGGGCGGTGGCCTTGGTTATTATAATGAGAGTACGTATCGCTCTTGGGGTTATCTATGACTGCCCATAGCAGTATAATCCGTGTGATCCATGTAGAGCGCAATTATCGGCACAATGCACCGCGCTTATTCCATCCTATCTACCATCGAATAAATAAGATTCATTTCTAAGAATAGAAAAGAAATATTCAAACTTTCCAGAATTACATAATCATAAGAATGTGAAACCAACTACATTTCAATTGTATAGATACCAACTATTGCCAATAAATAGATACTTGCAAGGGAATATATTGACTGGCATTAGCACTGTTGAAGAGTTAATAGCGAGAAAGAATGAATTTTTCTCGGAAGCTATTTCCGAGGCTATCTCAAGAACAGGAGCATTTTCTGATCAGAAACACGAAACTATAACTAAGAAATTATTAGCTCAAGGTCACTTTTTTCTTCTTAGGATTGCTCACAATAAATCAATCCATCTGGAAACAAAAGAATTCAGAAACGAGACAATTGATCACTGGCCATCCATTCTTGTTGCAATATGGAATGAACCAGACAAGCAACTTATTGCGGTACAGAAAAGAACAACTGCTTTTTCATCTTGTGAAGTCGTGGTTAAGATGATATTGGGAAAGTTATCTAATTATCTTGTTCAACATCATCTACGGGCGATTTATGAACCGCTTTTTGAAAAGAAACAGTTTTGGTCAATTCTCGATCAATATAAAGGAAAGGTTAAGTTCGTAGAGTTTGAAATAGTTACTCCAAATATGGCGAATATTTCCGGGACTTTACCGGAAGAACTTAAAGAATTCGCAAAACAAACTAATTCAATAAAAAATAAAATAAAAATTGAATCAGATCCAGAAGCATCATTGCATTTAGAGAAAGAAAATTCGACTCTTAGAGGACTTGTTAACTATAGCAGCGAAGGCGGTGGAAATATTTCTTTGAAAATAGAGGGTATTAAAAAAATATACCACACATCTAAAACAGTTAAAGAAGTCACTCTAGGAGAAACACAGGTACAGGGTAACGCTGAAGAGGTTGTTAAGGCTTTAAAAGAGTTATTTAAATGATTACTCAAGTTTTAAAAACATCATTTATATCAATCGGAGCCGGATTTATCGCGGAGCTTGTTAATAATTGGTTGAATTCTGGGTTTATGCAAAAATTCTTTGAGGCTAATCTAATCACCATTCTAGTAGCCCTACTGGCAGTTAATGCAGCAACTATGGGAATAGTCCTTACTAAAATTCGAGATCTTATTGACAAAAATGGCGGTTCAGAATTTTTCAAAAAAACAAGAGGCCAAATGTTACTGTCAATAAAGGAGCAAATAGGTTTGATAACTATTGCAACAATAATATTGTCGGTTAAATCAGCACCTATAATTTGTGATATTCAGGATCTGCCATTGCTGCTTAATGCAACAATTACTGGGATCTTTGTATATGCTCTAATCGTGCTTTATGATACAGCAAAGAGTGTTCTTATAATTGTAGATTATGAGAGTCAAGGTTAAATTGTTTGTTCCATGAACATAGTAATTAACTCTGAATTCATCGGCCTCGCGCGACTTGCCGCGACAGATCAGGTAGAATGAAATATTAGACTTCACGTTCAATTACCACTGAAACTTATTCCTCTTCCGCTGTTCGTCAACATATGTGTG